GTGCAGATAGATTCCGACGTTCTCGACGCCATCCGCTCCGCCGAGGTCGACGGCCCGGAGCTCCGACTTCGGGGCCAGCTCGACCGCAAGCTGTACGAGCGGGTCAACCTGGCCCTTCACGCCGTCGGCGGCACCTGGAACCGCTACAGGCGCGCCCACATCTTCCCGGGCGCCGCCGTCACTGCTGTCGCGGGGCTGCTCGCAACGGGCCAGGTGATCACCGACGCCGAGCGTGGGTACTACCCCACGCCAAAACCCATCGTTGAACAACTCCTGGACCTGGCCGAACTCGAAGTCGGTTGCGAGGCGTTGGAGCCGTCCGCCGGACGTGGCGTCATCGCCGAGGCCGCCGCAGCCCGCGGAGCCATCGTCGACTGCATCGAACTCGACACTGCTCGCGCCGAGCGCATCCGTGTCGGCGGGTACGCCCGCGAGGTCACGAACGCCGACTCCCTCAGCGTGAAGGTAGAGCGCCGCTACCAGCGGATCATCATGAACCCGCCGTTCGCTGACCGGCAGGACATCCGGCACGTTGAACGGGCACTGCGCTTCGTTCAGCCGGGTGGCGTGGTCGTCGCCGTCATGCTCGGCAGCCTCACCTTCCGGACCGATCGTCTGACGAAGGACTTCAGGGCCCGCGTGCAGGAGGCGCGCGGGACCATCACGGAACTGCCTGACGACGCCTTCCCATCGGTGGGTGTGCGCACGGTGATCGCCGTTATCCCGGTCCGGGAGGCCGCGCCGCCTCCACGCTTCAACCCACAGGCGCCCAGGCCCGAGGACTTCACTGCAAGGCCCGCGGCGGTCCAGCAGGGGCTGTTCTTCGCGGACGCGCCGACAGCCCACGGCACGGCGCCCCTCGACGGGTTCCAGTATGGGGCTGCACCACGGCTAGAGATAGATCCCAACACTAGAGCGTGATACGTTCTATCTTGTTGGTGAGGGCGGCCTCAGCCGAGGAACCGGCTCACCAACGTGCCGTGGCATGCGGCACTCCCCTTCGGTGCCTGGCGGGTGGCCAATCCCCCGCGCCCTACCCGCCAGGCACCGGCCCCGCGCCTAAGCGGGGCCGCCGGAGCGCCGCCAAGATCCACGATCACGACCGGACCCGTCCCCGCCTCACGCCGGGGGCGGGTCCCCGTGCACTCAGGAGCGCCATGAACACAGAGGACTTCGCCGGGCACCCAGAAGATCGCGAGCTGTACGAACGTCTCCTCGTCGAGCGGGACGGGGCGCCGATCAAGGCCCTCGCTGAACGTGACCCGGGCCTCGAAGTACCAGCAGACCCGGATCCAGGCGCGGCCCGGCACCTCACGGAACTTGAAGCAGCCACAACTCCCCGACGACGAAAGCGACATGGAGCATGACCGCCAAGCAGGCACCGCCCGCAGAGCCGGAGCGCCGGACACCTCCCGTACCCGGTGCGGTGTGGTGCCGATCCTGTGACTCCTGGTGTCTGCCGACCGGCATCTGCGGCTGCAACAACCGGTGATGCACACCTTTCTGCGCCTTGTCGCCGACGCGATGGCCGTCCTACTCATGGCGGTCGTCGCCGTCGTCGCCTGGGTCGTTGTACAGCTCGGAGGCGGCGGTGTCCTTCTTGCCAGCCTCTTGGCCGTCCCCGCCTGTGGGCTGGTGGCAGCTGTTATCCACCACGTTCAGCGATGGGTGGGCAGTCGGCGACTAACGGACCGGCTGAGTCCTCGCCCCGGCGACCGCCGCGGCCCGGCGTGATCGTCTAGTCTGAACTAGCTGTAGGGCGCGGGGAACGGCCTACACAAGGGACGCCCAGTGACCTCGACGCCCGCCAACATCCCCGAACTGCTCCTGCCGCTCGCCGTCCCCACCGAGGACCTCGTTCCGTACTACCGGAACCCCCGCAACGGTGACCTCCCCTCGATCGCCGAATCGCTGACTGTCAACGGCCAGTACCGTGCGATCGTCGTCAACAAGGGCACCCACACGGGCCGCCACAACGAGATCCTGGCGGGCAACCACACGTACGCGGCGGCTCAGCAGCTCGGCTGGGAGCAGATCGCCGTCACTTGGGTCGACGTCGATGACGACGCGGCGGCCCGCATCGTCATCGTCGACAACCGGACCAACGACCTCGCTGGATACGACAGCGCGCTCCTGGCCGAGATCCTCTCCGAGATTCCGGACCTGGCCGGTACCGGCTACGACCGCGAGAGCGTGGACCGGCTCCTCGACGACACCTCCCTGCCCGAGACGCTGGAACTCACCTCCGACGGCGCGGGCACCGGTGCCGCAGCCACCGTCGACTACCTCCAGTGGGGCTACCTCCAGTGGGAGTCCAAGCGGGTCCGCATCACCTCCGAAGAGGTCGAAGCCCTCAACGCCATCTACACGAAGTTCGTTGACGACACCAACAGCGACCTCGGCTTCGGCTGGCACGTCTTGCAGCAGGCCCACGAGGAGGGCGAGGCGGCATGAGTAGCGCGCCCACCACGACGTTCTACGAGGCGTACCCTCTCGACCGGCTTCGCCCCGCCGACTACAACCCGCGCCGCCTCAGCGAGGAGGCGTTCGTCAGGCTTCAGGCGTCACTGCGCCGCCACGGTGTCGTGAAGCCTGTCATCCTCAACGCCGACGGCACGCTGGTCGCAGGCCACCAGAGAACCAAGGGCCTCCAGGCCATCGGCCTGACGCACACGCCCGCAGTCATGCTGGGCACGAAGGTCAGGTTGCAGGACGAGATCCAGTTCAACCTGCTGCACAACCGAGTCGAGACCGAGGCCAGCGTCGTCTACGCCGAGCCCGGCGTCATCGGCGCCTGGTCGTGGATTCCATGGCAGTCGATCCGGGTGGCGGAACGAAGGAACCTCTCCTTCGTCAACGCGATCGGGCACATGACCGCCGGCCACGGCCCGTGGGGGAGCGTCGTCATCGACGACCAGGGCCGCATCGTCCTCAACGCCGAATACGCCGTCGTCGCCTCCATCAACCGCTTCGACCTCCTCGCCTGGACCGTCACATCCGCCGACGCCGCCCAACTCCACGCCGACCTCACCGGCGAGTACGGCGTCTACGACTGGACCGCCATCGAGAGCAAGGCCCCGGTGTGGAACCAGCACATCGTGCAGCCCAAGAGGCTCCGCAAGTTCTCCTCCAAGGCCAAGGCCGGAAAGCTCGCCTACGGCTCCGAGACCTGGGACCAATTGGTCACGCCCTGGCTCAAGCCCACTCACCGGGTCGTGGACTTCGGCGCCGGGTACGGCGACTACGCCAAGCACCTGCGCGCCAAGGGCTTCAACATCCACGACTACGAGCCCTACCGCTGCCGGGACGGCTCGTACGCCGTCGACATCCGCGCCGTCGTCGGCATGATCCGCGACATCGACAAGGACATCCAGACCAACGGCCTGTACGACGTGGTGGTCCTCGACTCCGTCATCAACGCCACCACCACCCTCGATTACCAGCACTGGGTGATGACCACCGTCAACGCCCTCTGCTCGGCGGACGGGGTCGTGTGCCTCGGCACACGCAACCTCGCCCGCGAACTCCGGGACGAACAGGCCAAGCGGGTCACCTCCCAGACCGCCACCACCAAGATGAGCTTCCTCGACGAGGACAACGTCGAGATGAACTTCGTCAAGGGAAAGTGGCAGAAGCTGCGCTTCCACACCCCCGAGACCCTGGAGCCGCTGCTCCGCCGCTACTTCGAGGACGTACAGGTCACCGACCTCAGCGGCTCCAACATCAAGGCCACCTGCCGCCGTCCCATCGCCCTCCCCAAGGAGGAATACGAGAAGGCATTCGAAGAGGAATTCAATATGCCGTACCCGAATGGCTTCCGGCATGACAGGCATCTAGAATTGGTGGGAAATTTGATAAAATTGGTAGTAGAGAGAAATGAATCTCTCGCCAATTGAAACGGGCAAATGGGGAATGGATGTCACGGCGAATACAGGTTCAAATCGAATCGCGAACTCGATACCACATCATGTGGCTGGCGGGAGTCCGGCACGTAGCCCTCGACCAACACTGCCTGCGCAGCTTCGGTCAGCCCGACCGTCCCAGGCTCGACGCCGGCCGCCGGCATCAGACGATCGAACTCCCCGAGCACAACCCGCCGCTGGCGTGGTATCTGTGCGCGCTGCCCAACCCGTGGAAGTGGAGCGACAACGCGCACCTTGCCTTCGAGAGCGCACCAGGAGAGCGGTGGGAGGGGCCCGCCCTGGTGCCGGGCCTGTATGTGCACCTGGAGAACGCTCGCCCCATCACCGGATGGGGCGAGCACAACATCCCCGAGAGTGAGCCGCGCCGGAAGTCGGTCCGTTTCCGGACCTGCCGCAACTACCAGTTCGCCTGGTGGCTGCGCACCGAGCGAAACGCGCCCGACGCGCCACCCGAGTACGTACCGCCCAAGCGGCCCGGTGAGGGCGAGCAGATGTCACTGATGTGATGCTGGTGGGGCCGGACAAACGCCTTCTGGCCTCACTGTTGTCTACTGGTCGCGCGTGGGCTCATCTGCCGCCCTGGTCGTCTCCTCGCCGCGCACCACTCGAACCAGCGCCCGCCATGAATCGACGAGAGGCGGTAGCTGGTCGAGGAGACCTTTGGCCACAAAAATGACGACGGAGAGCACTCCGGCCCAGGCCAAGATCCACAGAATGATGGTCGAATCCACCGTTCGGTTTCCCTTTCAAAGGGCCGAACTGTGCGCGGGCACACTCAGTTCGGCCATGGTTAGTGGCTGAACTGAGTTTCGTGCCGGCGATTGAAACTCAGGGTCTTGCTACGGCGGTCTCTTTCGGGCTCCGAGTGCGTGTGGAGAAGCGAGCTTGCCTTGGCACGCGGTGTGGACATCCGAGCAGATCGCCGGGATCTGTTCGAATGTCCACACCACCTGGGCTACGCCCTGCCTGGAGACGGAGATGTCGTCATCACATCTCCAGGCAGGGCGTAGCCCACGCTTCAGGGCAGCATGGTAGTGGATGTGTTTGGCCCTGAGTGGCGAAACTGTCCAATGGACCTTGATTCCGCCGAACATCAGCGAGTGGGATCATGGACTCGGGCGCGGGGGCGCACCCGAGCTGTGAAGGACCCCCGCCGTGGGACGCCCCGACAAAGCCGCGCGTGCGGCCATCGCGCGCCGCCGCTCGGACGCCATCGATCTACGCCTCGCCGGCGTGGACTGGTTGACGATCGCCCGCAAGCTCGCCGCCGACCCAACCGTCAACACTGACGGCATCGCCTACCCGCAGGGTTACGGAGTCGAGCGGTACCGCAAGAACCAGGACCCGCCCACCAATGAGGCCCTGATTCACGCCGCTTGCCGGGACGTCCGCACAGCACTCGCTGACCGCCGCGCCGAACTCAACGATGACGTAGACGAGTTGCGCGCGCTGGAAGCCGACCGCCTCGACCGGCTGTTCTTCGTCGCTTACAAGAAGGCCGTCCGGGACCAGGACCTCGCTGCCATCGACCGCACCTTGCGGATCATGGAGCGCCGCGCCAGGCTGCTCGGCCTCGATATGCCCGTCCGCACGGAACTGACCGGTCTGGACGGCGGACCGGTCCAGGTCGAGAACGTGACCGTCGACGAACTCGACGCCCTGATCGCGCTCACCGATCCGGACGGCGAATGACTCCGCGCGACCACGAAAGCGTCATCGCCCACTACAAGACCCTTCCGCCAGCACAGCGCCGCACCATCGCACGGTCCGCGTCTCCTGCTCTGCGCGCGGAGTTGGCACGCGTCGAGCGCCAACTCGCCATGGACCGCTCGCCAGGCGCGCTGGCCGCTGTCCTCACCGGCGGGCGCGAGATGCAGGCCCCGCACCTGGATCTCATCGACCAGGCGTTCATCGACATGGCCGCAGGCCGGTGCGACCGCGTGATGTTGACCATGCCCCCGCGGCACGGCAAGAGCCGACGCGCCTCCCGCTGGGCGCCCCTCTGGTACCTGCGTCGCAACCCCGGCCACCGCATGATGATCGCCAGCTACTCCGCCGACCTGGCCGACGACCACGGCCGGTGGATCAGGGACGCCATCAACACCTGGGGCAACGACCTCGGCATCCAACTCAAGGCAGGCAGCCAGGCCGCCAACCGCTTCGACATCGTCGGCGGCGAAGGCGGCCTCCTCGCGGCCGGTATCGGCGGCGGCCTCACCGGACGCGGCGCACACATCGCCATCGTCGACGACCCGGTCAAGGACATGGCCGACGCCGACAGTCCCACCATGCGCAAGCGCGCCTGGGACTGGTGGACTTCGGTACTGCAGACCCGACTCGAACCAGTCGGCGCCATCTGCCTCATCCAGACCCGCTGGCACGAAGACGACCTCGCCGGACGCATCCTCGCCACCGAGCGCGACGCCTGGCGCGTCATCGACCTGCCCGCCATCGCCGACACTCCCGACGACCCGCTCGGCCGCGCTCCTGGCGAGGCGCTGTGGCCCGAACGCTTCGACCTCATCCACCACGCCAAGACCCGCAAGCGCGTCGGCGAACGCGTCTGGGCCGCCCTCTACTTGCAGAAGCCCCGGCCGCCAGAGGGAGGCGTCTGGAGGCGGGAGTGGATCGAGACCGCTCGTATCAACGCCGTCCAGTTCTCCGGCCTCGACATGGCGCGCATCGTCGTCGCCGTCGACCCCGCCGGCGGAGAGTCCACGGTCGGCGATGAGACGGGTGTCATCGGCGTCGGCCGCGACTTCGACCGGCAGCTGTACGTCCTGGCCGACCGATCCGGATCGATGGGCGCCAACGACTGGGGCCTGGCCGCATGCCGTCTCGCCCTGGAACTCAAGGCCGACGCGATCGTGGTCGAGAAGAACTACGGCGGCGACATGGCGCGGCAGATCGTCACCCAGGCATGGGAGCAACTGCGCCGAGAGGGCGTCACCAAGGGGCTCCTCATGCCCATGATCCTGGAGGTCACCGCCAAGGTCGGCAAACGCCTGCGGGCCGCCCCCGTGGCCCAGCTGTACGAACAGCAACTCGTACACCACGTCGGCGAATACCCCGACCTGGAAGGCCAGATGGTCACCTGGGTCGAGGGAATGGACAGCCCCGACCGCATGGACGCTGCCGTTCACGGACTGACCGAACTGGCCGACCCCGACCAGCTGGACACCCTGCCGACCGACACCGATGACGACCGCTTCGACGGCCGCCGCTGAGTACGCACTTGGAAGTGACGGAAACGGCCCGAATAGAAAACTGCCCGCTCGGGGTGGGGCAGTGCGGTCCGATCGCTGTGCCTCGGACTCCCCGGACAGGACGTGTCCCGTCGGCCAGACTGTCTGGATGGACGCCGGACTAGCAGCAGTGCTTGGTGCCCTCGCGGGTTCCGTGGCCACAATTGGTGCAGCTTTCGCCACGGGATGGGCTACCAGAGAGCAAGCCAAGATCGCAGCGCGATCGGAACATCGACGACAACGCATTGAGCCAAGACACGATGCCTACCGGGATTTCGTGACTGCTGTCTCCGCTCTGGAAGAGCACACTGCAGAATTTCAGGTCGACATCGACATGGTGCCACCCAACGTCCGACTTGGCCCTGACGTCGACGAGGCGTACACGGAGCGGGCTAAGCAGCTTGCCGCAGAGGTAAAAGCGGTGTGGCTCCGGGTTGCTCTGATCGGGCCGGAGCGCGTTACAGATGAGGCTGCGGCAACAGAGTCTGCATGCAGCTCGTTGGCTGGCCGTGTAGAGCTTCTTATGTACAGAAACGCGATCCCACAGTCTCAGGTGAGACCACAGGCATGCGATTCATATCGCCGGCTACGCAAGAGCCTCAGAGAATTCATGCGGGTTGCCAGGGCTGCTTTGGAGGACGACGGGACCGAGGGAAATGACTGGGCGCACAGCTACTCGTACAGGTAGAGGCCCGACACCGTACGACGACCAGGCAGATGCATCTCGTAGGCTGGAGGCGCGGCGCGGGGCCGACTGCCTGGAGGGGCACTGTGGGCCTGCGCGAGCTGATCACCGACGCCTGGAGCTGGCTGGACTACAAGCCAGCCATGGCCGACCCGCGCCGACCGGGCCGTAACACCTGGGCGGAACTGACCCGCTCCTGGGTACCGGACGAGGACCTGCGGCGCTTGGCCGCTTACCGGCTCCTGGCCGCGTACGACTCCAATCAGGTCGGCCAGTTCGCCGCCGTGACAGGCGACGACGAGGCAGGTACCGAACGGAGAGAACTCGGCGACGCCTCCAAGCTGGTCGACACCGCGCTCGGATACCTCCTCGGCTCCGAACAGGTCATCAGCGTTGCGGGCGCAGAGCACACTGACGACGAGCCGACCGCCGAAGCAGCTGCGGCGCTCGTCGTACAGGACAAGCTGAGGACGTGGGCGGAGAAGGAGCTGCTGCCGCTGCGCCTTCAGCAGGCCGAGCGAACCGCGATCCTGCTCGGCGACGCCGTCTACACCCTCGCTTGGGATCCCACGAAGGGCCGGGTCCTGCTGCGCACTTGGGACCCGGGCCTGTACTTCCCGGAGTGGCCGGAGGACGGCGAGCAGGACGGCGCTGAGTTCCCCCTGCGCGTTCACCTCGCGTGGGAGCTACCCGAGGACAAACGGCGCGGGCTCAAGGCCAGGCTTCGACGGGTCACCTACGAACTCGGCCCGATCGGTCCGGCCAGTCGGCGCGGCGCAGCGAAGGACGGCAGCCCGGCGCGCGAGTACCTGTATACCGGCGGCGGCGACCCGATCCTGGTAGGGGGCGACACACGGAACGCCGACACGGGCGTAATCACCCGCACATACCCGTGGGCACCCAACCGATCCTCCCCGTGGACGTGCTTCCTCACCGACGCGGAATGGGACCTGGACGACCTCACGTACGCCGACGTGCTGTACGACCTACCGATGCACAAGGCCCGGTACCGAGTCCGCTCGGACGGCGAAGTCCTCGACCGGCTCGACCTGATGGCGGACTTCATACCCGTCGTCCACGTCACGAACAGCATCCCCTCCAGCGGAGAGCACTGGGGGAAGCCGACCGTGGCGACCGTCCTCCAGGCCCTCGACGAGCTGTCCGCGACCGACACCGACGGCTCCGGCGCGTCGGCCACCACCGGCTCCCCGATTATCGGCCTGGCCGGGGCCCGGCTGCCCATCGACCGCGCCACCGGGCAGCCGCTGCCCGTGAAGGTCCGGGCCGGGACGGTGTGGCAGCTCAACGACAACGGGCGCATGGACGTCCTCGACACGTCGGCCCAACTCGCCGAACTCCGTGCCCGCGTCGACCACATCCTCGACCGCATCGCAGCGAACAGCCGCCTCACCGCCGCTGGCCTCGGCACCCTCGACCCGACCGCCCTGCCGTCCGGCTACGCCCTGCAGCTCGCGCTGGGCCCACTCGACTCGCTAGTCGCCTCCATGCGCCTGGTCCGCGACCACAAATACGCCGTGCTGCTGCGCATGGTGCAGCGACTCCACCAGGCCGGGCAGGCCGAGGGCTGGCCCGAGGGGGAGTCCCTGCCCGCGCGCTTGATGTGGGGACCCCACACTCCGGCTGACCGCGCTGCCGTCCTTGACGAAGTGGTCAAGGGTGTCGGCGCCGGGGTGCTGTCCGTCGAGACCGGTGTACGGATGCTCATCAATGCCGGATACCCCATCGACGATGCACAGGCTGAGATCGAACGCATCCAGTCCCGAGCCTTCGAGGCCGCCGCTCGGCTCGCCGACGCGACCGGGGACAACGCAGCCGTTCGTAGGTACCTCGGACTGCCAGCGGCTGACTCCGGAATTCCCGCCATCCGGGCGCAGCCACTTGATCCCGATCTCTCATAAGTAAGGTCGGGACATGACCAGTGCAACTCCCGCTCAGCAGAGGCTTGTTGACCACGCGGCGCTCGCCGCCGATCCGTACACCGTGTACGCGCAGTTTCGCGAGGCCGGGCCCGTCCACCGGATCACCGGGACAGACGGGTTGCCCGCCTGGCTGGTGACCGGTTACGACGAGGTGCGCCAGGCACTGGCCGATCCTCGGCTGTCCCTGGACAAGCGCAACGCGGCACCCGGCGGTTACCGGGGTATGGCTCTGCCGCCGGCGCTGGATGCGAACCTGCTCAACATGGACCCCCCGGACCACACCCGCATCAGGCGCCTGGTGTCCCGGGCCTTCACGCCCCGCCAGATCGAGCAGCTGCGCGAGCCGATCCAACGCACAGCCGACCGATTGCTGGACGCCATCGCCCCACAGGAACATGTGGACCTGATCGCTTCGTACGCGGTCCCCCTGCCGATCACCGTGATCTGTGACTTGCTCGGGGTGGCCCCGGATGACCGACTCGACTTCCGGGCTTGGACCGACGCGCTCGTCGCCCCCGACCCCACGCAGCCCTCCCGGGCCAAGGAAGCGGTCGGCAGCATGCTGGCCTTCTTCACTCGGCTCATCGCCACTAAGCGAACCGCCCCGGCCGGCGATCTGCTCTCCGCGCTGATCGCCGTACGCGACCAGGAGGACCGGCTGAGCGAGGACGAGTTGATGTCCCTGGCCTTCCTCATTCTGGTCGCCGGATACGAGAACACCGTTCACCTGATCGGCAACGCGATCCTGACCCTGCTGCGCCACCCCGACCAGTTGGCCGATCTCCTCACTGATTCCGCCCGGCTGAGCACCACAGTGGAGGAATTGGCCCGCTACGACGGCCCGGTCCCCCTGGCCATCCGGCGGTTCCCGACCGAGGACGTCACTATCGGCGGGGTGACCTTACCCGCCGGCGAGACCGTTCTGTTGTCCCTGGCCGCCGCCCACCGGGACCCACGCCGTTTCGCTGATCCGGACCGCTTCGACATCGATCGCGACGCCACTGGCCACCTCGCCCTCGGCCACGGAATCCACTACTGCCTGGGTGCTCCGCTGGCCCGCATGGAGACCGAGATCGCCCTGGGCGCGCTCTTTGACCGCTTCCCCGACCTGACGCTCGGCGTGGCGCCGAGCGAGTTGCAATGGCGGCCGTCGATGCGATCCCGTGGCCTAATCGCCCTTCCGGTCCGGACTGCCCATGTGGCCGGGGGCGCCGAGAGTGCATGAGGTCTTATCAGATCCAGCGCACCGACTGGCACGTCGCTGGCTGGAGGCGCGAGACATAAGGCCCGGGGTGGTGCGGAGCGATGGCTACACTGATCTTTGGCGCGGGGGCGCTGGAGACCTGTGGATGGTTCACGCATGACGCGCCCTTCGCTTCCCAATCCCCTCGAACCGGTCGGGCACCGCGGTGACGGGCGGCCGATCTATCCGATCCTCGGAGCCTCGCCCGACGACGACTCCAACAAGCCTGGTGACGAGGACGGCGCCCCGAACGGCGGCGTCACGCAGGAAGACCTGTCGCGGCTGCTGGCCCGCGAGAAGACCCAGGGCGGCAGGGCGGCCGTGAAGAAACTGCTCGGCGACCTCGGGTTCGACAGCTCCGAGGCACTGACCGAGTTCATCACCACGAAACGCGACGCCGACCAGGCTGCGCTGACCGAGATCGAACGCCGTGAGCAGGCCGCCGAGGAGAAACTGAGGTCGGCAGAGACACGCGAGGCGCAGGCCCTGGTCAAGGAGCGCGTTGCCATCCGGCGTGCTGCCCTCGGAGGACTCGGTGCGACGGGGGACGACCTTGATGACGCGGTCCTCTTGATCGACCGTGCCCTCCACGATCAGCCCGATGCCGACGAGGCGGCTGTCGCCGCTGCCGCCGAGCAACTCAAGGAACGACGCCCCGAGTTGTTCGGCCCTGCCCGGGAGGCCGTGCCGCCTGCTCCGGGCGGATCTCCCGCCGGCGGCCCGCCGACACGCGGAGGTATGCCGCCCCGGCGTGGAGCGGCGGGGCTCGAAATGGCCCGGCGACGAGGGCTCATCAGCGACTGACCACGTCAACGAGACATGGCCGTGGGACCACGCCCCTCAAACCGTGGACGCCCTTCCGGAACCCGGTCGGGCTGATCAGGGACCACGCCCTGGCGCGGCTCGGCCGCCGTCACTTCGTGGACACCGCCCCGTGCCGCTCGCGCCGGGTGCGGGAGCAACCCGATCCGGACCCACGAGGGAGACACCGTGAGCGACTACCAGGTACTCACCACCACCACGACGGTCACCGACGACCGGACATGGCTCGCTTCGCTGGACGGCGTCCACGAAGCCCAGACGATCCCCATCGACACCAGCAAGCTGACGGCAGGCACCCACTACACGGCGGGCACGCAGAACCAGCCCCGCCACATCATCAAGTCCGGCATCCCACTAGGGCGGATCACTGCATCTGGCCTGTACGCCCCGTTCAACTCCGCAGCGAGCGACGGCACTCAGATCCTCGCCGGATTCCTCGTTGCCGAGACCGCGTTCACCCCTGGCTCTCCGAAGACCGCAGGCGCACTCCTGTGGCGCGGCGAGGTGCAGACGTCGAAGCTGCCCGTCTCCTTCGCGCCCCCCGCCGCCACGAACACGACCGCATTCATCCACTACCGGTAAGGAGGCAGCTCCATGGCACTTGAGAAGCTTCTTGAGGCGATCGTCCCCGAGGACATCCAGGCGTTCATCCGAGCGATCACAACGCCGGAGGACTACCTCCTCACCCGCGAGGTTTTCGGCGAACGGAACATCGACAACGTCAAGTTCCGTACCAAGAGCAGCAAGCGGCGTGTCAACGCGGCGAAGTTCCGCGCGTGGGAAGCCGCGCCGACCCTCGCCCGGCGGCGGGCCGAGCAGGTCATCAACGAGGGCATGCTGCCCTGGGTCGGCCAGGAACTGCCTTTCTCCGAACTCCAGATCATCCTGGCAGCCGTCGACCGCGGCCAGGACACCAGCGAGTTCCTCGACCTGCTCTACGACGACCTCGAACAGCACGTGGAGGCCACGAAGGCCGCCATGGAGATCGCCGCCGGACAGATGCTGTCCACCGGTGTGGTGTCCCTGCCCGGAGTCGCCCTCGATGTCGACTGGAAGGTGCCGGCCGCCAACCGTCCGACGGTCGCGGTGCCGTGGTCCCAGTCGGATGCGGCCACCCCGGTCACCGACGAGCTGGCGTGGATCCAGTACCTCAAGAGCATCGGCGCACCGCGCCCCGAGATGGTCATCAGCTCGGAGAAGGCGTTGTCACTGCTGGGGGCCACGGCGGAGTACCGGACCGCGTTCCACAACTCGCCGTCCGTCGAGCAGATCCCGACCGGGATGCTGGCGCCGGAGGAGGTCAACCGGGTCCGCGCCAAGTACAACCTGCCGCCCGTGACCACTTACGACGTGCAGGCGTACGACAGCAGCGACACCTTGGTGCGCACGACCCCGGAGTCGCTGTGGGCGATGATCCCGCCGCGCCGCGAACAGTGGGGCGAGACCCAGTACGGTCTGACCGCCGAGGCGATCGAGCTGCGCGGCAAGGGAGTCATCACTGCCGAGGAGGCCCCCGGCATCGTGATCACCACCCACGTGCAGACGCGTACCCCCGTCCAGTTGTCCACGATCTCCGCTGCTGCTGCGATGCCCGTGCTGTACGTGCCGGACATCCACATCGCCGCGACGGTCTTCTAACGGGAGCTGGTCATGGCGAAGTTGGCGCGCACGGTATTCCTGCGAGACCCCCAGCAGGGCCCGATCCGGCTCGACGCAGGGGAGGAGATACCCGAGCGGCTCGCCCCGCTCATCCCGAACCCGGCCGCGTGGTCGGGGGAGGCTCCCTCTCCGGACGAGGCCACCTCAGACCCGATCGGCGCGGACGGCGATGCGGGAGACACGTCGACCGTGGCGGATTCTGCCCCGGAGCCGGAGCCGGAGCCGGAGCCGGAGCCGGAGCCGGAGCCGGAGCCGGAGCCGGAGCCGGAGCCCGTCAAGGCTCCGAGGCGACGCACCGCGAAGGCTGTCGGTGCGGGTGCGTAGGTAGTGGCACATCACCAGTGAGGCTCGGCATCGTCACGGTGCCGAGCCTCACCTTGTACGACAGGAGTATCTGATGGACATCGCTGTACGAGCCTGGCTGCTGGCCCAGCTCGGCCCCACCACGAACACCGTCGACCTGGACGCACGCTATGCGCGGCTGACCTCCGCTCGCGCTGTCGCAAACGAGGTCCTGGCCGAACGGCGCGCGAAGTTACTCGCCGACCCGCTCCGCATGACCGTGGACGGCGTGGTCACCATCGACCAGAGCAACAACCTCGCGGGGCTCGAACGCCAGATCGTCGCGCTCGTGGACCTGGTCGCACCGGACGAACTGGCCGACGGAGAGGAAAGCACTGACCTTGTAACCGCGCCACTGATGCGCGCTCGCCGGGGACGGTAGTCCGGCATGCCGTACGAGTGGCCGCCGCTGGTGCCCGGAGACCCGGACGAGATCGCGCGTCGCGTCGCGGCCGTGCTCGAAGATGCCTGGCAGCGACTCGCCGCCCAACAGCGCGCCGTCCTCACCCAGTTCGCCGACAACCCGAGGACGCCGCACACCGTGGCGACGCTGGAGGAGTTCAAACGGGCTATCCGCGCCTTCCGCCAACGCGTCGACCAGGAGGCCCAACAGTTCGTCCAACGGCAGCTACCGCACCTGTACGCCGCCGGCGCTCAAGCCGCTGCCGAAGTCCTCAACGTGACTTTCACCTGGACCACTTTCCACCGCGACGCCCTACAGTCCCTCGCAGCCGACTCGTACGCCGACTTCTTGCGCCGCTCCGAGGAGGCCGAGCGAATGGCGAACCAGTTCTACCGGGCGGCACGAGAGGCAGCCCGCCGCGAGGTTCCACTACTTGCTGCGGGCAACATGACGGCGAAGCAGGCCGCGAAGAATCTGGCGGACAGACTCGCCGCCGAGCACAAGCTGCCTCACGTCGTCTACCGCAACGGCGCTCGCGTCCCTGTCCGGGCCTGGGCCGAAGCTGCCACCCTCGCCAAGTCGGCCGTCGCCTACAACGCCGGCACCCTCAATCGGACCCGTCAGGCGGGCGTCACGATGGTCGAGGTCTTCGACGGACTCGACTGCGGCTGGACCGCCCATCAGGACACGGACAAGGCCAACCGCACGGTGCGAACCGTCGAGGAGGCCGCGGAGTGGCCGATCTCCCATCCGCGCTGTCGGCGGGGGTTCGGTCCGCGGCCGGATCTGACGGCCATCTGAAGTATCCAGAGGTCAGGGTCGCCGGCGGGGGCTAGGAGGGCCGCGCCGACCTGTGGACGAGTGCCACAAAGGAAGTGCTGGCTAGTCGGTGATGTGCAGTGCGGTGTCTGGGCGGCAGATCGGGCAGGCAGGCACCCCGTCCACGGTGAGGAGGCGGCGGGCGCCGTCCTGGTCGACCTGCCGTCTTCGGCGGCCGGCCATGCCGCAGTCGCCGAGGTGCACGGCCTGCGGGTGCCCTGTGGCGCGGTTGAGTTCGAGGATCCAGTCCGGTACTGGCGGGCGGTGCGCCCGGCGGTGCTCCTCTTCGGCCTGGCGCTGTTCCAGTGCGGCGATCTTGCGGTCGATGCGGGCCAGCCACATGGCATTCCAGGTCCGCAGCGTCTGGAGCCGCTCCAAGTCGTCCGGAAGATCCCGCGAGTTATCGAACACATTTTCCATTCTAGATGTGGGAGCGCGCCTTCCATATTCGCGCTTTCGATCACGTGTTCGATAACGCGATGGGGGAGGTGAGCGCCGGATGAGTACCGAGCCAACGGGGCGACGGCCTGGTGCGGTGATGCATGTACGTTGCCCGGACCGGCTGCCGGAGGAGACCTACCGGCAGATCCTGGAACAGCTGTGGGAGCTCTCGCCGGTGGTGCAGGCGCTCCCGCCCACGGCCGCCCTGGTTGACCTGCGCGGCGCGCTGCGCTACCACGGCACGACCGCCTCCCACCTGGGGGAGATTCTGCGGCTGCGGACGGTCTCCCGCTACGGCGTCGACGTCCGCGTCGGTATCGGCCCGACCAGAATTCAACAGGTTCCCTGAGTCTCGAAGGGCACGATATGCCAACCCGCCGCCCAGGACCTGAGCACCGCGTGAGACTGCAACAGTTTTCGTCACAGCAGACGCTCAACCTGGCAGCATTCCGGCAGCAACATGGCGCTGCGGCGTTCGATGATGAGGGCTCGGCGACACTCGCCAGTTGTGGCGGCAGGCGTAAGCAGCCACCACTTCGTACGAATTGGGCTGTGGCAACGTCCTACATGAGGTTGGCTCGGCCCGTGTCACTGGTGGTCGGCAACGCCGGATGCCCCGTACTCACCCGCCCTTGACGCGAGAATCAAGAGCTCACTTGTCATGCCTAAGCAGGCGACCCTGTTGTGCACGACAAGCGCATAGGCTGGCAACGGCAAGTAGGTAACTGCTGTGGGACGGCCCGTTTCCAGGTCCCATACCCGCACTGTGCCGTCGTCGCTGGTGGTGATGGCGTGTGGGCGGTTCTCGATCTGTGTGACCGCCACCGCGTTCACGTCGTCGGTGTGGCCGGTGAGGGTGGCGCGTTCGGTTCCCGTTTCCAGGTCCCATACCCGCACCGTGTCGTCGTAGCTGGTGGTGATGGCGTGTGGGCGGTTCTCGATGTGTGTGACCGCCACCGCGTTCACCGCGCCGGTGTGGCCGGTGAGGGTGGCGCGTTCGGTTCCCGTTTCCAGGTCCCATACCCGCACCGTGTCGTCGTAGCTGATGGTGATGGCGTGTGGGCGGTTCTCGATGTGTGTGACCGCCACCGCGTTCACCGCGCCGGTGTGGCCGGTGAGGGTGGCGCGTTCGGTTCCCGCCTCCAGGTCCCACACCAGCACCATGCCGTCATAGCTGGTGGTGATGGCGTGTGGGCGGTTCTCGATGTGTGTGACCGCCACCGCGTTCACCGCGCCGGTGTGGCCGGTGAGGGAGGCGCGTTCGGTTCCCGCCTCCAGGTCCCACACCAGCACCATGCCGCCGTTGCCGGTGGTGATGGCGTGTGGGCGGTCCTCGATCTGCGTGACCGCCACCGCGTACACCGAGCCGGTGTGGCCGGTGAGGGTGGCATGGTGGGCGGGGTTTACGAGGTTGCCGGTCGCCCAGCGGGGTGTCCAGGGGCGGGTCCGTGACAGGCGGGAGGCGAGGTTGGGTTGCTGGTAACGGGCGGCGTCGATGGCGAGGAGATCACGGCGTTGGTCGGGGGTCAGGGGGGTGTGGATGTTGGCGGAAGCGCGGTAGATCGCTGCCGCGAGTCGGGCGTCGCCGGTTTGCATGGCCGGAGTGTGCAGGGAGAACGCGTTCAGCAGATGAGCAGGGTGTGCATGGACGAGGTACTCGGCGTCCCCTACGAAGCCGTCGAGAATGTCTCCGGCGGCAGCATGGGTGGCGAGGTGGCGGCGGATGTAGGGGTGGGCCTGGTGCCAGTCGGTGAGGTTGGTTGCCGGGTCGGTGGGGACCAGCCGGACGAGTGCGCGGGCGATCAGGGTATGGTCGTCGGCTTCGCGACCGAGACGACGCAGCTGCTCGGCCATCGTCTCGTGGAAGAGACGGTAGGCCGATCCGTCCGGTGACGGGGTTTCGGTGATGTAGGCGCCGGCGTTGCTGTGGAGCCAGTCGAGGTCGTCGTTGGAGCACGGCACGCCGGAGAGGGCTTCGGCGAGCGGTGCCCAGAGGGTGGACCAGGGCAGGCCCGCGCCTTGGGCGTAAGCGAGCGGGCGCAGGAGCCGTTCAACTTTTGGACGCCGGGCGCCGAAGCGGTCGAGGTAGGCGGCGAATGCCTCCCCTGCGTCACTGGGAAGGCATTCGCGCCAGCCCGGCAGGGAGGTGTCGATGCGGATCTGGCCGTGGACGAGAGCGCGCGCGGTCATCCGTGCCACCAGGAAGGAGGAACCGGCACGCCGGGCGATGCCGTCGGCGACAGTGGCCGCAAGATCGGGCTGGTCCTGGTAGGGCGAGCGGGAGTGCGGGTCCTGGGCGTCTTCGAGGAGGGCCTGGGCGTAGGCGGCGATGTCGCCGGTGGTGAGGTAGGCCGGTTGGTCGAGGTCGATGAGATGGACGGCGCGGCCGAGGGCACGGATTTGCGGGCGGCGGGTGCCGATCACGAGTCGTACGGACGGCAGCATAGACAGGGGCTGGAGGAGTTCACGGGCCACGCGGAGGCTTTCGCGGGCATCGCCGGCGGTTCCGGCCTCGTCCAGGGAGTCGACCACGATGGCCACCGGTTCGGTGCGCGCTCCCAGTGCGGCCAGGAGGTTGTCCCGGTCGGCATCCGCGCTCAGGCCCAGGGCCGCAGCGAGGTCGGCTACCAGATCCTCCAGCGGCACACGGCGCGCGTGCAGTGCAATCACCGGCAACGAGATCGCCTGCGGCAGATTGTCTCCCGCCGATGATCGACTGTGCGGCACGGGCCGTGTGGCTGTGGCCGGTTGGGTGTGTGGGGGATCGCAGTAGGTCAGCACGCGTCCCAGCAGGGCCGACTTGCCGGAGCCGGGCTCGCCGGTGACCACGCGGGCCTTGCGGTCGTGCTCGACGGATGGCGTGGTGAGAAACGCCGTGAGTTCCTGCAGTGCGTGGGTGCGGGCGGTGAAGTAGTCGCCCTGCTCGCCCGCATGCTCCACGCCTCTGCTGCGCGGATCGAAGAATCCCGCGTGGCGGTTGCGCAGTCGGGCCAGGGCGGCGAGGTCGATGCCGTCGGCGGGCAGGCCGGGGATGAAGATGCGGCTGGGGAAGAAGGGGTCCTGGCCGTCGGTCTCGGACGTGGTCAGACGGGCCTGCTGGAGCGGCCGGTGCTCGGCGAAGTACGCGTTGACGCGGTCGGTGACTTCGCGCACGCTCATGAACTGCTGGGTCGGACCGTGGCGGGGGTTGGTGAACGCGTCGGTGAGCGCGTCGACGAACGCGTGGTCCTTGGCACGGTCCTTCGCCCTCGCGGCGGCCAGGTGCCAGCGGTTGGCGCGTTCCCGGTGGAGGTGGGCGAGGTCCCCGGCCATCCGGTTGATGTCCTGGGTGCCGGCAGCGGCGTAGCAGGTGTCCAGCATGACCAGCAGATGCCCGACTCCGCTCAGCACCAGCGTGCGTGCCAACTCTGCGGCGGGCAGGTCGCGTGCGCGGCGGCCGGCCTGGCTGCCGGCGCACTGCAGGTAGTGACGGTCCTCGGCTCGGATGCCGTGGCCGGCGAAATACACGACCACGATGTCCTTGGGGCCGAGCAGCGCCTGTTCCGCCCAGTTCTCGATGTCCTCCGCGAGCATGGCCCGCGTCGGATTGCGGACCAGACTGGGAAGCACGTGCGTGTAGCCCATGGGGGTGAGCAGGTCGCGCACCCGTTCCGCGTCCCGCACCGCGCCGGGCAGATCGGTGATCTGGGAGTCCTGGTACGTCTCCACCCCAGCAGTGATCAGGAAGCGGCGCTCCTCCTCCTGACCCGGCTGCCGGGAGGGCTGTGGTGCAGGGTGCATCGCTACTCCTGCAGGCCGGCGGCGATCGCGGACGCGGTCTTCGGCGCCGTCAGATACCGCTGCAGATCATGCATCTGCACCCCGTTGGTGATCGACCGGTCCGCTACCGCTCCGACAGGTCCGGAGACGAAGTGCGGTTCCAGGGCGCCGACGAGGGCGACGATGTCGCCGGGATCGGCAACGTTCGTCCACCGCACCACACTCCCCGGCCACGCCCCGCGCCCCTGGACCGGCAGCGGACTCAGCCGCCGGTGGATCACCGGCAGGCCCAGCGGCGAGCCCACCGTCACCAGATCCGTCACCGGCCACTCGGGATGCTCGCACAACGCCTCATACGCGACCACGGACCCCAGTGAATGCGCCACCACCACCCTGGTATCCGCGCCGATCTCCGCAGCCACCGCGGCGCGGGCCGCCTGCCAGACGGGCGGCTCGTCCAGATAGCGGCGAACCTGCTTCAGCTCCCCGATCAGCATCCGCTCCGTCACCGGCTTGAAAAACCGGGCCCCGGACAACGCGTCCAACGCCGCCCGCACCCGCTGCGACAACAACAGCCGTGACGCCCCGAACGCTACCGCTCCGCGGGAGCCTTCCTCCTCGACGGGAGGAACCCTGTCATCGATCGTTGCGGCCTGCTGCCACCACGCGTCAAGCAGGTCCGCTTCAAGCCCCTCCTCGACATCGTGCTCATCCCAGGGCGGTAGCTCGGCAGAGCGCGTACCCGGCTCGACGAACACGTTCCCGTAGAACGCGCACACCACATCCTCAGGCGCCAGCCGGGCCCCCGACACCAGACGCACACCGTCACGCAACGCGGCCCCTAGCCGCAGCGCCAGCAGTTCCGGCCCCTCGTACTGCTGGCCGATCCCATGCACAAGCACGACCCGTGCCATCACGCTCACCCCCGGACCGCACAGAGTAACCAAGCACTGACCCCACTGCAGGTGAATCGGCAGGTTCCGCAACCATGCGATGAGGCGCCGAGTTCCAGCATCGACCACATCCTGCAACCAAGGGACCCTGTGTCCCCATCGCGCCTACGTACCAAGCCGGCGACATTCCGTGCCCCCCCAGGTACTCCGCGACGGCGTCCTGAAACAGATCCCGCTCCGCACCGACGGTGGAAGTCTCCGCGTACCGCCCACGTACAGGAACCGGACGCACGATGATGTTGAGCTGGGGCTTGGCGGAATTCTGCTTGAGAGGACCACCAGGGGCTGGCCCTCGATGCTTACTACGGCGATGTTTCGCCCCGTTCCGCGCCAAGAGATAGGACACCGTGCTTCAGCGGCATGTGCCGGGGGGTGCCGGCGGGCAGGACGAGAAGGCCGACAGCACCACCGTGGGCGGCGAGAACATCAGGCGAGGCGGCGACCAGGTTCTGGAGGATCTGGTCAGCGGTGGCTTGCTCTCGCCTCGGGTCGGTGGTTGGCCCCTGAGGCGGCAACCGGTCAAGCCACAGGCGACGTCCGGAGACCCCGTAGCGCAGGGGTAGTCGGTCTTCGCGGATCAGGTGAGCTTGATGCACGAGCAACGCCAATAGAGCGCGTACCTGGAGCGGGTGCAGGGACAGGCCGGAGGCCGCCGCAAACGCGGGCGTTGAGTGAAGCGTTCGCAGGGCTCCGCGGTCGTCAACGGCACCCATGACGGTGACCGGCCCAAGGCGCACCATAACGGTGTACGGCCACCCCGTGGGGACGGCGATATCGAAGTCGCAGGCATTGCACCCAACCTGCTGCGACCGGAACACGAAGAAGGTTGAGTGTCCCTCCGTCACCCGCACGACGTCGCGGCATTCCTGGAGAAGGGTGTGCAGCTGAAGCATCCCCTGGAGATCGGCCGCCGTGGCGATCATCGGCGCGGCGGGGTCGCGCTGATTGCTCCGAAGACGCATGTCGTTGCGCCGCAATCCGTAAGCGATCTTGGCGGCCCATACGCGGAGTGTGCGTTCAGGCAGTGCTCGAACCGCATCCGCGCCCTCCTGGAAGGCTTTGGAGAGTGCGATCTCGACCCGGCTGAGGTGCTCGTTATTGCACGACTTGCAGGCTGGGATAAGGATGCGGCGCGGGGTGATGGGCGAAAGGTTCGGCAGAAGAACCTGCGGCTTGGGGTGGCGTGGGGGCATGATCTCGCGCTGCATCCAGCGGGGTACGACGTCCTCCACCGTGCGGTCGGTTTCGCTCAGCCGGACGGTGCAGACGAAGCATTCATCATCACGAAGTCCCTGGCCTTCCCAAGGCAGGTAGTCCACGCCAGCGGCGGCCAT